ATGGTCGAATGTAAAGGAGGAACTAGGGAGTTCGTCGCAAGAAGAATCTTTATCACATCTAACAGAGACTGGCGAGAATGGTACCCAGGAGTCACTGATATATCAGCACTCGAGCGAAGAATCAGAGAATTCGGAATTATCGTAACTGACTTTAATCAAGATATTATTCAATAAACACTATCACAACCCTGACCCTAAAACCCGCTGCGCTAGCTTAGAGAGCCACAGCACTAGCCGAGGGAGTCGACTTAGACAATTGCCGGAAATGGTAATTTCTAGTGCAATTAAACAGCACACTAGCATGACCAGCCATAATATTGGACGAGCTAACAGTCCCAGGAGGACCGTAAACAATCGGGAGCCAAAACCTAGTAACACCTTTGATCCAAGACTTATTAGACACCTTCGACAGATACTCGATCTTCCGATGCTTCGGATCACGAAACTGAAGCGTAGCAGTAGCACCATCTTCTAACTTGATACGACGGACCTTCAAGATCTTAAACAATTCACAGAACACTGGATTATCGAACGGAGTCACCCCCAGTTGATTCACAGTAATCTGATTATTGCCACTAGAGCCAGCGAACCCATTCGTAGACGGAAAGAAATTAGTGAACACAGAGTACGGACTATCAGTCGGCTTCCAATCACGACGAGCCACACATTCATAGATGTCCACAATAGCACGAGAGCCATCACCGATCACATTAGTCATAGCACAATTCCAGCACGCAGACGTAAATTCCAAGATAGAGTCATCACCAAGAGACGTAGAGCTATAGAACGCCTGAAACACTTCGTAGAGATCGTACCAATTCGCATTGACAGTGGTAGACGGATGAACACCGTTACAGCTATACAGACCAGGAATCAGACCAGACGCCTGTTGATTACCCAGAGACGTTATTGCTTGAGAAAAGTTATAACCACCAGCATTCACAGCGTAAGGGATTATTGCCACTTGAAGACCAACTTCACCATCGATAACAGACTGGACACGAGCAGCAAACTTCCGAACGCGATTACGTAACCGGGCGGGAGCGGCACGGCGCTTGTAGAGAGTAGACGAATCAGCATACTTCGTGGTCGATCCGGTGTCACGGCCGGACCTTCTTGATTGGCGGGTTTGAGTACCAGCACCCCTATTTCGGTTGAACAATGATATTCTATTTGCTCTTCCTTGACTAAAATGGTTAAATGTGCGCCTAACTAGGCCACCCATACTTCCCATTCGGGACGATGACGGACGAGGACGTACAACCATTGGATGATGGCGATCGCGTCAAAAATGACAACTTTGACACATTCACGCCTATATAAAGGGACGGCGCGGAGGAGGACGGGTAGTACTGTCCCGTCCCCTCTGCGCACCAATGGCAGCCCGCAACTGGATCTTCACAGACAACAACCCGGAGAGCAACCAACCTTCTTGGCCAGAAGCGGTAAAGTACGCCAGCTGGCAACGGGAACGAGGAGAGAATGGCACTGAACACCTTCAGGGTTACGTGGAGTTTAAGGGATCACGTAGATTGGCATTTGTTAAGGCTATACTTCCACGAGCACATTGGGAAATACGTCGAGGAACACAGGCACAAGCGAGGGACTATTCGCGTAAGGACGATACCCGTATCGACGGGCCATGGGAACACGGAGTCTATGAGCCACACCTACCCGGAAAGAGAAGCGACTTATTGGCGGTCAAGGACGCGATTGATAATGGTATGTCAGGAAAGGACCTTTGGGATCAACACTTCGGGGATATGTGCAGATATCACCGAGCATTCAATGAGTACAAAAGGGCTAAACATGAGGCTAGATCTTGGGAGCCACGGATTTATTTGGTCATCGGACTTCCCGGAACAGGCAAAACTCGTTGGTGTGCACGAAATGCACCAGATGCTTATTGGAAATGTCGAACTGGAGCGGATTCTCAATGGTGGGATGGATACGATGGACACAGCGATGTCATCATTGATGAATTCTATGGATGGATACGATTTGATACCTTTCTTCGATTGTGCGACAGGTACCCTTACATGGTCGAATGTAAAGGAGGAACTAGGGAGTTCGTCGCAAGAAGAATCTTTATCACATCTAACAGAGACTGGCGAGAATGGTACCCAGGAGTCACTGATATATCAGCACTCGAGCGAAGAA